CGGACAGAGCACAAGTGGAGCGCCACCACCACCCGCCACATCAATTCTTGGCTGGCAGAGAACGCCAGCACCTATGCTGAGGTTCAGGTTGTGCCACAATGGGATCTGGATCAATTGGTGGCATTCTAACCTGAACAATGGGAATGGCAGCGCCCAAAAAAGACTCCGCCAAACATTAACTTTTTTTGATCAAATGTCCCGCGAACTGGCTCTTTCCCTTCTGCGTCAAGGTAACAACGGATCCGACATTCTCCAGATTCTGGAAACTATCACCAGCGACATTGAACAGGAGAACATCAACGATTGTGCCGCACATTATGCTTCAATCAGTGCCCCTACTTTGACCGCGATTCAATTCTGATCTGACATTAATTTTATAAGTACAATGCGAGCAATTCTCCCTTCAATGTTTGCAATCTTCTGCATTGCAATTGCCTCCACTTTTGTACAGTCTGCCACTGCCACAATTAATTCATATCAAGAGAAGCAGGCAGAGACAATTTGCCAAGTGTCCCCCGCCGCCTGTGGATCGCGCTCCTGACCCTGTAGAATTACAGAGTCAACCGCAAGGCAACCGATGACCTTCCCCGACCTGATCGCTGAAATCACCAACCCTGAGAATGGCACCATCTATTGGATCGAAGCGGCACACGCTGCCAAACAGCACGGTCTGTGGGATGACTTCCGCACCGACTATGGCACGACCTCTGACTTCGGCGGGGTTGACGCTGGTGAGTTCCTGGTGTGGTTGGGGTATTGACCCCTGCCCCCCTGACCCTGTAGAATTCTCAAGCAACCGACAGACGACCAATGCGCTTCCCTCTCGCCATGTGCTCTGACCTCCAGACCCGCCAGATCAAATGGATCTCCCGCGCCGATCAACTGAAGAACGGTTCCCGCCCTTCCTCCTACGTTCACTGGGGAGTGCCCGCTACCGTCATCGCCGCCCAGTACTCTGAGGCACACGCAGGGCGGGGGTGACCCCGTTTCGTGCTACAATTCACAAGTCGCCAACCGATCCCATGATCAACGCTCAAACCGCCAACCGCCTTGACCTCCTGCTGGCAGACTGCCGTGGTGAAATTTCCTACCGCCGCCTGCCCACTCGCCACGCTCGCAAGGGTGAGACCTGGCAGCGTCAATCGCAGCATGGTAGAGGGGCAGCGATCGGTAACGTTCGCGGTGGTGATTTCGGATCCACTGGCGACACCGTTGCGGGTGCTGGTAAGGGTGTGACCCTGACCCGCGTTTGTGGAATCGGTAAGGAGATGGTTCGCGATCTTGATTCTGTGGTTGCCCGTGCCAAAGCACAGTATGCCGCAGATCGCCGCTCCGCTGCCTTAGAGCGGCGTGGGGTCTGATCTTCGTTAGTGGCATGTTCGTGATGGGCAGTTGTATGGGGCGCGGTCCGCCGCCCCCGCCCCGCCGTGCCCCCCGTTATAAAAATTGTTAACTACCCTAACCTACAGAGGTGACAAAAAGCGAGAGTGTTATTATACTTAAAAAAATTTCCGGAGGGTAAAAGTGGAGAATAAACCATTTTCTGATAAAAAAATTTCCGATTATAAAACGACCCTCGGAGAGCAATTCGAGTATATTTTGCTGTGTGTAAAGGAAACCGTAAAAATACTTCTATCCCGTGAGTGAATATATAATGGGACCGACGCGAAAGCCGTTCAAATATTATTCAGATGGATAAAGTATATCACATATATGCAAAGGGTAAGTGCATATATCACAATCTCCCAAAGAACAAATTTGAGGAGACCTGGGAAATGATGCACAGAATGATTGAGGTTCTTGACGTAAAATTTAAGAAAGAAGATCTACAATATGAAGAACTTGCAATTAACAAAGAAATAATAAACGCTTCTTCTTTTTGAGGGGCCTCTTAGATTGACAAACACTAAATAAGACGATAAAATTGATTTTGAAGGTTACTAAAACTTATGGCAAAAGGATTCACTGTTAAAACGGTAGCACCTAAGACCAAGACTGAAGAGTGGGATTATGATGCTATTAGAGAAAGAATGCGAGGGAAGTCAATTGTTTTTTGTCTTCCTGGAAGAGGTTGTTCTTATACATTCCTCAAGTCATTCGTACAACTATGCTTTGATCTAGTAAAGAATGAAATGAGTATCCAGATTTCTCAGGATTACTCATCTATGGTTAATTTTGCAAGGTGTAAAGTTCTCGGCGCAAATGTTCTCCGAGGTCCAAACCAAGTTCCCTGGGATGGAAAACTACAATATGATTATCAACTATGGATTGATAATGACATTGTTTTTAACTCAGAAAAATTCTGGCAACTTTGTGACCTTGCATTTCCTGCAGAAGGTGAGGAACGTCCTATTTCTGCTGGTTGGTATGCAACTGAAGACGGGCACACAACCTCAGTGGCTCACTGGTTAGAGGAAGACGACTTCCGTAAGAATGGTGGAGTCATGAATCATGAGACTGTAGAATCAATCTCAAAGCGTCGTAAGCCTTTTACTGTTGACTACACTGGATTTGGTTGGGTTCTGATTAAAAATGGAGTCTTCGAAAATCTCGAATATCCTTGGTTTGCTCCTAAGATGCAAGTCTTTGAATCTGGGCAAGTTCAAGATATGTGTGGTGAAGACGTTTCGTTCTGTCTTGACGCTATTGAGAAAGGATTTAAGATTTGGTGCGATCCTCGAATTCGCGTTGGACACGAAAAAACTCGTATTATCTGATGACTACAAAATTTTACAATATCCTTTATAAAGGTCGTAAAATTTATTCGAACCTCAGTATTGAAGAATGTACTGAGGTTCTTCAAGATTTTTCCGAAAACTTCTATGAGGAAAAGTCTTTTGATCCTATTGATATTGAACTGGAGGAAATTTAAATGGCTAAAGGTGGAAACAATAAGGTAATCTTTGAACCAGGAGCACCCAAGAAAACTCGTCAGGGGCGTTCTCCTCGTACATTACTTTCACCAACTTCTCGTAATGGACGTAAGAAGAAGTATCGGGGACAAGGTAAATAATTTTTTTAGAGTGCTTAAATAGAAATAAGCACTCTTTTTTTATGTTTTCAGATAAAGAACTTTATATCTTAAATTGGATAAAGGAAGTATCAAAAGTTCGTCCAGAATTGAATGGATTTGCAATTTGTCCTTTTGCAGCAAACTCAAAATTTAAGATCATAGAGTGCTCCGCAGAAGATATTATACCAATTGAAGGTTATCAAGTTATCATTTATATCATAGAAGACTATTTTGATTTGGATACTGTTCAATTTTGGGTAGATTATTATAATCAAAAACATGAAAAGTGGAAATTTTTTGAAGATTGTGGCGCATATAAAACATACATTAAAGGAATTCAAACGAATAACGGAAAATATAATTTAATTCTAGGACAACCAACGGACAAATTACGTAAATTCAGAGAAAATCTTGCTAAAAGTGATTATTATAATATGTGGGATAATGATTATCTAAAAGAAATTCTTGAAGATGACTACGATTTGATTGAAAAACGGGATAGCAACCCCGTAAAAAGTTCTGATTTAACAGATCAGGAGCAAAAAAATGACCAAACAAGTCGATAAAGATCAAAATTTCATGAAAAATGAGTGGGGAACTCAGTATTTGTCCTCAGAATATGGTTGGGAATCTAAAATCAATAAGCAAAAAATGCTTAGAGAAATTGCAAATGATGACCTCACACCCAAAAAGCATGATTTCTTTCATCAAAATGAAATTCACTCAAAAATAAGAAATGATGAAGACTATGATGACTGGGAATATGGTACAGAACCAATAATAGGAATGTAAAAAAGTCTCTAAATAATACAGAATTTATAAACTTTAATATTATAAATGCCTGTCGAAAGAATTTCAAAGGGATTTAAAGATATAAGTCTTTCGTTTCAGGTGAGTCCCCTGAACTATGATCTTCTCACAATTAAAAATGAAACCGCAATCGCTCGATCCGTTAGAAATTTAGTTTTATATGGAACGGGCGAAAAATTTTTTAATGAAACATTTGGATCAAAAGTATCGCGTTTACTCTTTGAAAACATTGATGAGATATCTGCTTCAATATTAAAAAGCGAAATTGAACTTACAATCAAAAATAATGAACCTAGAGTTAGTTTAATAGGTATTGATATTACACCAAATTATGATAACAATGAATTTAATGTGGTCATAAAATATTATATTATTGGTATAGAGGCATTACCTCAGCAACTATCATTTGCATTACAGCAGTCACGATAAATGGCATTAGTCAATTTTACAAATTTAGATTTCAACGATATTAAGAGTTCAATAAAGGATTATCTTAGATTGAACTCGAATTTTACTGATTATGATTTCGAAGGATCTAATCTGTCTATTATCTTAGATATATTGGCATATAATACGTACATTTCTTCGTATAATGCCAATATGATAAGTAATGAAATTTTTATCGATAGTGCAACTTTGCGAGAGAATGTAGTATCTCTTGCGAAAAATATTGGATATATACCAAAATCTAGAATTTCCCCAAGATCTAAAATAAGTTTTTTTGTAGATACCACAGAATTATCATTTAATCCTGTGACTTTAACTTTAAAAAGAGGAATTGTTTGCTCTACACCAACTTCCTTTGGCAGAGAAAGTTACACTTTTAGTATATTAAATGATATCACTGTTCCAGTTGTAAATAAAATAGCATTTTTTTCAGATGTTGAAATTTATGAAGGAACCTACCTAACCTCTAATTTTACAGTAGATTCTTTAAATCCAAATCAAAAATTTATTTTAAATAATGCAAATATTGACTCTTCTCTAATAAGTGTTCAGGTAAGAGACAATCAGAATTCATCGTCATCAACAAAATATAATTTGTCGGATAGTTTATTTGATATTGGTCCAGAATCAAAGGTTTTCTTTATTCAAGAAATAGAAGATCAAAGATATGAATTGGTATTTGGAGATGGTATTTTTGGCAAAAAGCTATCTGCAAATAATTATATTGAAGTTTCATATATTGTTACCAATGGACCTTCGGCAAATGGTCTAAGTAACTTCACTTTTGCAGGAAGAATCATTGATAATGAAGGAAATACTATAACTAGCGATATATCAGATCTAACAACAGATCAGTCAGCAGCGGGAGGAAAGGATATTGAATCTATTAATTCGATTAAAAAATATGCTCCTAGAATATATGCAGCACAAAATAGGGCTGTAACTGCTGCAGATTATGAAGCGATTGTACCTCAAATTTATCCTGAAGCAGAATCAGTTTCTGCTTTTGGGGGTGAAAATTTAGATCCTCCAGAATATGGAAAAGTTTTTATAACTATAAAACCAACTAACGGAGCATTTGTACCAAACTCAATCAAAGATAATATCATATCCTCCTTGAGTAAATATAGTGTAGCAGGAATAGTTCCAGAAATTTTAGACCTAAAATATCTTTATGTTGAATTTGACAGTAGAATTTACTATAATACTAATTTCTCTTCAAGTCCAAGTAATATTTCTACGGGCGTACTTAATAACATTAATGAATATGCAAATTCTTCGGAATTGAATAAATATGGTGCAAAATTTAAGTATAGCAAATTCCTAAAAATAATTGATAATTCAGATCAATCTATTACCTCAAATATTACAAGAATTCAAATAAGACGAGATTTAAGTCCAACATTAAATTCTTTGGCAGAATATGAAATATGTTTTGGAAATCAATTTTATGTTGAGGGTGGAAATGGATACAATATTAAATCTTCTGGATTTGAAATTGCAGGAATAACAGGGACTGTATATCTGGCAGATATTCCAGATTCGGGGACTGATGGTAGATATGGTTCTTTGTTTTTCTTTAGATTGGATTCAGATACTCAATCTTCAACGATTAAAAAATCTGTAGGTAAAATAGATTATTTAAAAGGAGAAATTTTTCTAAATCCAGTTAATATTGTTGGCACTTCAAAGAACTTTGAAGGAAGACCAATTATTGAAATATCCGCAATACCATTATCAAATGATGTGATAGGATTAAAAGATTTATATTTACAGTTGGATGTCAATAATAGTTTCATTACTACCTTAAAGGATGAAATTGCATCTGGATCAGATATTTCTGATCTCAACCTTCCATACAAAAATACATCCTATACTGGCACAACATACATAGTTACATCAAGCTACGACACAGGGAACTTAGTAAGATTATAAGAAATGGCAGATACAAGAATCAAAATCAACTCTATTGTTGAAAATCAACTTCCATTATTTGTACGCGATGAGTATCCTCTTGTCGCGGAATTTCTATCTCAGTATTATAAATCACTCGATGCTAAGGGAGGAGTATCTGATATACTTCAG